CTATGCCTACTAAAGAAGTACCACCTCATATGGTTAAGGGATACTATGTAGATCCACGCAATGATAAGGGGGAGGTGCCATTCTAATGAGTCAGCTTGAGCTTTTTAACTTACCTAAAGATACATTTGAGGGAGGAATAGAATGTAATGACTGTAAGATTGTACAAGATCCAAAAAACTTTCAACACGTAGTAGGTACTCTGGGCTTTACTGAGATAAAAAGAAAGTGTAAGAGCTGTCTTCGTGACCATTATTATTTAATGAAACAATTAAGGAGTATACACCCCTACCCAGATAAAAATTATGAGTGCCCTATTTGTGAGCGCAACCTAAAGGAGATATCACGTACAGGTCAGAAGAGGTTGAAGCAATGGGTGCTTGACCATGACCATGATACCTTGTTGTTTAGAGGGTGGCTTTGTGGTAACTGTAACACGGGAATAGGTGGATTAAAAGATGATATTGGTAGGGTTAAGAGGGCCTTAGAATATTTACAAAAACATGAGGAGATACTATAGATGACTACAATGTGGGTACTAATATGGTTTCAGGTAATACCGACATCAACTGTAAGGTATCACCACCTAGATACATTTGCTAATGAAACACTATGCCTGTCAGAGCTAAGACACGCAGCTGTTATGGTGAATGACAAGTCAGAAACAATAGAGTGTATAGGGGTGACAATACCATGATTGATGCAACACTGATAGATCACATGGGTACTGACCTATCTGTAGTGAACGCAGCACGGGTTAGCTTTGGTAAGAAGAGTGACGTGCTAAAAGATTCAGACACTAAACTAATACACTACCTAGCTAAGCATAAGCATACCTCACCATTCGGCCACGCCTTTGCAACCTTTCACGTTAAGGCCCCCGTGTTTGTAGCACGTCAGCTGGTCAAGCATAAGTTCCTACGTTGGAATGAGATCAGCCGTAGGTATGTTGACACTGAGCCTGAGTTCCACAAGCCTGAGTTACGTGAGGCTGTCACTGATAAGAAGCAAGGATCAGGTTATCCTATACATAACAACACCTTAGATGGTGTCATACAGCAGTCAGGCATTGAGGCAGCTAAGCAGTACAAGTACCTACTTAAGATGGGCGTGTGTGAGGAGCAAGCAAGGATGGTGTTACCACTTAACCACATGACTGAGTGGTACTGGTCAGGTAGCCTTGACGCATTCGCTAATATGTGTAACCTACGCCTTATGACTGACACGCAGTACGAGACACAGTTAGTAGCACAGCAGATTGACCAGATTATGTTGGGCTTATTCCCTGTGTCATGGGAAGCATTAGTATATGGAGATGATGAATGAGTATGTGTGGTGAGATAGAGAGTGTTAAGGCAGAGCTTTACATTAAGAATTTAGAGTATAGTAAATGTAAATCTTGGAAGAGCAGTATAGAAAATAAAATACAAGAGCTAGAAGAAAGGCTTGCCTTGTTAGATGGTGACCGACACTACATCAGGCCCATGACAGATGAGGAACGGCAACGCTCTAAGGAAAGAGAGGCTATTAATAATGTTCACCGTAGAGTTTGAATCAGATGCTTCAGTAATTACTACCCTAGATCAGGAGAATATGTTTGAAGATGTTGAGATGATCGTTGCAGATAATGGCATTGTATACATGAGGCAGTATGATGAAAAGATGGATGACTATCAGATGTTATTCATGAGTCTACAGCAGTTCACTGACATAATTGCTTCCTACCGTAGCCCAGAGGGTATGTATAAAATAATGAATAGGAAGAAGCCATGATGGAATTAGCACTAATAAGAACTCTAATGGACAAGGAGTTCTATGATAACAACAAGGGCATACGATGTCCTGATGAGTTGTTCAGTAAGGATGTGCGTAAGATTAAGCAGACACTAGACTATGCTATGACTACGTATGAACGCAGCCTAACTACCTCTGAGCTTGAGGCTTTGTTCTTTGCTAACAACAGCACTATGACTACGGCAAACAAACAGGCATACAATGATCTGTTCAAGCGTGTGTCACGTGAAGAGTCCATGAACAAAGAGATAGCTAGTGAGGTACTGTCTAAACTATTCCAACAGGTACTGGGTAACAAGCTGGCTAACATAGGCTTTGACTACGTTAACGGATCACTGGATAGCCTTGAGCCTGTGCGTAATCTATTGCAGACATATCAGGATGACTTCACACCTAACCTTAAGCTTGAGTTTGGTAACATAGAGATTGATCATCTGCTCAAGGCTAATGACATTCAGTCCCAATGGAAGTTCAACATACCTAGCTTAGGTAGGAACGTTGAGGGTATCAGTGGTGGTCACTTGATCATCGTAGGTGCACGGCCTAACACAGGCAAGACATCCTTCCATGCGTCACTGATAGGTGCGCCGGGTGGCTTTGCTTCTCAGGGTGCCAAGTGTCTGGTGCTTTGTAATGAAGAGGCATACGAGAGAGTAGGCGCACGTTACCTAAGTGCAGCAACATCCCTGTCCATGGAGGAGGTCAAGGGTAACTATGCCTTAGCTGCGTCACGCTATGAGCCAGTGCGTAAGCAGATAGAACTGTATGATAGTACGGGCAAGGACATGGGATGGGTTGAGGCTATCATCAAGGCTTACAAGCCTGACATAGTAGTGCTGGATATGGGAGATAAGTTTGCCGTTAAGAACAGCGACAAGTCAGATGTCTACCTTAAGAACGCTGCCATCCATGCACGTAACATAGCTAAGCAGTACGACTGTGCTATCATATGGATGTCACAACTATCAGCTGACGCTGAAGGTAAGATCAATGTAGATCAGTCTATGCTAGAGGGTAGTAAGACAGGCAAGGCAGCTGAAGCAGACCTGATGGTATTGATTTCAAAGAATCCTGTACTTGATGTATCAGATGATGATGCAGATGATTCACAAAGGTACTTGATCATTGCAAAGAATAAGCTTAAGGGTGGGTGGCACGGTAAGATAACGTGCGAGTTAGACGGGGCTAGGGCACAGTACCTAGCATAGAGAGGGGTGACAATGGAATTAGTTCTTGATGTAGAAAATACTGTGACACATAGGGGTGGTAAGATGCACCTTGATCCTTTTGAGGAAACCAATAAGCTTGTGCAAGTAGGTGTACAGGAAGTTGTGTCAGGTACTCAGGACATCTATAACTTTGATCACGCTGAAGCACAGGACTATGATGGGTTACAAGCTAAGCAGCTACAAACTAAGCTGGATGCGACTACTCTATTGATACTACACAATGCACAGCACGACATGCCGTGGCTTTGGGAGAGTGGCTTCAAGTATAGTGGTGCTATATACGACACTATGTTAGCTGAATACGTCTTAATGAGGGGTAATCACATAGAGATGACAGCTACTGGCTCCTTCAAGAAGAAGTCCATTAGCTTAGCTAACTGTGCGCTACGCCGTAACCTAGACTTTCAGAAGGATGATACCCTAAAGACTTACTTCAAGGAGGGATACAACACTAACGAGATACCACTGAAGGAACTTACTTACTACCTACAGTGTGACCTATCTACCACACGGGCATTATATGTGGCGTTACAGGAAGACTACGCTAAGCCTGACTCAGAATCTCTTATCAACATCCGTGACATCACGTTCAAGGTATGCCTAAGCTTATCTCGTATGTATTCCTCAGGCCTCAAGGTAGACTTGAAGGCTCTGGAATCTGTGCGTACTGAGTTTGAGACAGAGAAGGCTGAGCTAGAGGGACGCCTACAGACTAAGGTACGCAAGCTGATGGGTGATACACCTATTAACCTTAATAGCCCTGAGCAAATGTCACAGGTTGTGTTCTCACGCAGTATGATTAACAAGAAAGAATGGGCTGGCCTGTTTGACTTCACTAAGACAGACAAAGAGTACAGAGATGCAGTGTTTGCTAACAGTACACAGGTACGTAAGACTACTGCGTTTACCTGCCCTACCTGTATGGGACAATGCAAAACCTATAAAGTAAGGAAGGATGGCACAAAGTATGCCAGACCTAACAAGTGTAAGGACTGTGATGCTAGGGGCTACCAGCTAAGGAAGTCCAATGAGTTGGCGGGGCTTGGCTTCATGCCGCCTAATAAGAAGTGGGTCAGTGCCAATGGCTTTAGTACTGGTAAGGCTAATATTTCTACCCTTATGACTACAGCTAGGGCTAACAACATGGACAGTGCACTAGACTTTCTTAAGGATTACAAACGCTTGACAGCTATAACCAGCTACCTGTCATCCTTCGTTGATGGCATATCTGTATTCACAAAGAAGGATGGATACCTTCACGTAGGCCTGACGCAGCACATCACTAGCACAGGTAGGTTCTCAGGACGCAACCCTAACATGCAGAACATGCCACGAGGCGGTACGTTTCCTGTAAAGAAAGTATTCGTGTCACGTTGGGAAGGTGGTAGCATCATGGAAGCTGACTTTGCTCAGCTAGAATTTCGTGTCGCTGCATTCTTGTCACAAGATGCCTTAGCTATCTCAGAGATTGCATCAGGGTTTGACGTACACAGCTACACAGCTAAGGTTATCAGTGATGCAGGACAGGCAACTACCCGACAGGAAGCTAAGGAGCACACCTTCGCACCTCTGTTTGGGGCGACAGGCTATGGCCGTACACCGTCAGAGGCATCCTACTACCACCACTTCATTGAGAAGTATGAGGGCATTGCTGCTTGGCATAAGAAGCTAGGCAATGAGGCAGTGCGGTATCAAAAGATTACTAACGTAGGTGGCAGGCAGTATGCCTTCCCCGGAACAGAAAGGAGGCCTAATGGTTTACCAACAAACTTTACCATGATTAAAAACTACCCAGTACAGGGGTTTGCAACAGGAGATGTTGTACCTGTAGTGCTGGTGGAGCTAGAGAATAGGCTCATGCCTATGCGCTCTACTCTGGTCAACAGTGTGCATGACTCAATGGTCATAGACATACATCCCTATGAGAAAGATCAGGTTATAGAGATCATTAACTCTATGAACATGGACTTGCATCAGATCATATACGACTACTACAAAGTCAAGATGAACGTACCTTTATTATTAGAGGCAAAGATTGGACCTAATTGGCTTGACACACAGGACGTATGAGGTTATAACTTAGTCTCTCGTAATCAATTTCATATATAAGGATTATAAATATGAATACAGAAATAGCACTTAAAGTAGAAGGCATGTCTCTTGCAGAGGCAATGGGCATTAGCACTGGAGGAACTACTACCTCTCAGTCTTCCTTAGCACGAGTGAATCAGATACACTCAGCACTAACCGAAACAGATGCCGAAGGTGATGAGCACATCAAGATTCCAGTAGGAGCCTACAAGGTAACGTTGTCAGATGGGGAAGTTGTTTACAGTAAGACAATCTCTACACGCATCTTCTCACAGCGACATCAGTGGCAACGATGGGATGCTGATGCAAAGTCTATGCATAAGACACTACTATCAACTAGCCTTAACGTAGACCTTAAGGATACTACAGGTAGGTTTAACCTTGGGCGTCCGTCAGGATACATCAAAGACTTTCAGTCATTGCCTGAGGAGATGAAGACAATCATCCGTGGCGTGAAGCGGGTTCGTGTGTTGTTGGGTGTGCTTACATTAGACAAGCCTACTGATGACAAAGGCGTTGCTATCAAGGGTCTAGATGCAGAGATACCATTCGTAATGGACGTTAAGAACAATGAGTCC